TCGGCATGACAGGTTGCGAACGTTATAGAATGAAATGGGGGTGTGATATTGATTGCCCTGTTCTGCAAGCCGGTAAATGCGAATTAAAGGATTCCGATAACAAAGAGTTGTACCAGGAATATTTAAATAATAGGGATTAATCCTCACATAACCACTTAAAGAGAAGAGTATGAAATATGAAAAAGCAATAAACAAAATTTCTGAGAAGGAATTTATTGTACTTCAGAAAAAACCTGATGGTTCCTACGAGGTAATACATTCAAGTGGCAACAGTTCCATATCCGGCGGATTAGATGGGGCTATAAAGGTGGCTTGCGCTGTTTTTAAATACCCCATTAACTATTTAATTGAGGACTTGACAGATGAAACCTAAAATTAGTGATTATCTGCCATTTTACGGAACTGTCTCATATTTCAGAAGGTTCTTTAAGACTTTAGAAAAACCAACAACGATGGATATAAATTCAGCACTCCGGATGAAATATTACCATCTTGTTATTAATCTAATAACTATTGCAATTTTTTTTAAAATTATCATGTGAACCATGAAAACACAACTATACAAAAACGGCTGTAAATTTTATAAATATCAATAACGATGGAACAGAACGAAAAGAAAACACTAACCTTAATCGTGGATTATCCGGAGCACGGTAAGGTGGAATTAACAGGATGTAACGGTGACACTTATACAAGCAAGTCAGAAGAACTAATTGACTTTTTGTTAAGTTCAGAAGCATTATCAAGACCTAATTTAGGTGAAGCAAGACCATTTAAATCTGTAGATGAGCCTACCCCTCCTTTGGGTGCGGATGGTGAAACAGACGTAAGGTATTTAATACGTGAATTTTTAAAGGTTGCGCCTAGAGAAGGAGACTTACGTTTATCATATCTCTCAATTAGTGGAAAAGCACTAACAGAAATGGATAGTGCTACTTGTGATTACTATGCAGAAATGCGGAGTAAATTGATAAAATATATTAATACCGCGCCCCTGCAAGATACTCATGGTGACGTAGAAATCAACATTAAGGATCACAGGATTAAAGAACTTACCGAACAATGTGAAAAGTACAGAAAATATATCTTTTGTGAAAATTTCACCCCACCCATGCAAGATACGGGGAGAAGCCTGGAAGAGTGTAAGAATGAAGTAGCTAAAAGCAAAGGTTATGACTCCCATAATGATCTATGGGAGAAAACAAATAGCGAAAACTACTGTAATTACGTGGATTTTATGAATGAAGCAGCCGAAATCTACGCCCAAAGCCAACAGCAGCCAGCGCCACAAGCAATAGACTTAGACCCCATTTTATTAAAACTAGGTACCGGCTATAACGAAAAAAACTTTGAAACAATCAGAGAGGCTATGCGCCTTCTTTTAAAAGCAAGCTGCGAACAGGAAAATGATATGATTAAGAGGAAGTATGCGGATAATGAAACCTGCGTATCATCAAAAGATTACGCTGATCTGGTAAGGGAGAATTTGGAACTGAAGAAACAGCATCTGGAATGGATAAGCGTGGAGGATAGGTTACCAGAATGCTATGGATTATATATGACAATTAGACCTAATAGTTTTCCATTCACCCGGTGGTTCATTCACGGATTATGGGAAGCGGGAGCTACCGTAACCCACTGGATGCCATTACCCACCCCTCCTAAAAAGTAATACATGAAAAAAGAGACTATAAATAAATTTTCCGAATACATGGAGCAAATGTCAAAGCATGGATTAAACTTAGATTTACCAGTTATTTCCATATCAACAAACGAGGCTATTGCTATTTGTGAGGAAAGGAAGCAACTTCAACAGGAATACGATAAACTCAAACAAGACCACAGTGATCTAAATGAAGATTATCAGGGGTTGATGAAGCAGAGGGATAATCTTGAAGAAACCTATCAAGTAGCTTTAAAAACCATTAATAACCTGTCATGTAAATTGGATAACTACGACAAACTCAAAAAGGACAATAGACATCTTAAAAAACAAGTTTCAGAACTGAATAATAAACTCTTTTGGGAAAGAAGGAAAAATGAAAAAATACATTATAAAACTAAAGATGGGGAATGAGTTCCCAGTCTTTGGACTTAGTCTGACAGATGCAATTTACCAAAGAGGTATTTCTTACAACGATATTTTAAGGTGGCACTATGCCGTCCTCACCATTAATGAGAAGGGGGAATGAAATGAAAATAAAAATATCACTCTCAAATGGGGAGATAGTGGACTATGAAGGAGAAATAACATGGATATGTAAAAAGTATATATCTGGTGAAAAGTTTCCTTATGTTGCCCACTTCCCAGAAATAGATAAAAAAATAATAACCGAGGTTTATATAATTGATATACAAGAAGTAGATGATTAATCCCCCAACATTTATTTATTGGGGAAGGAAAAGAAAATAACTATCTTTGAATATGTCCGAAAAAGACCCTTACAATACTAACAATAAAAAAAGAGCCGTCCTGGATAATCTAAAATTATCTCGCGGAATCATATCATCAGCCTGCGAAAGTGCTGATATATCGAGAGTTACGTTTTATGAGTGGATCAAAAACGACCCAGAATTTGCATCAGCGGTTGATGAAATAAATGAATCGGCTATAGACTTTGTGGAAAGTAAGTTACACCAGAAGATTAACGGTATCGAGTGTGTAACATTTAATGGGAAGGGTGAACAAGTGGTTTACGAAGTACCCCCGTCAGATACTGCTATCATTTTCTATTTAAAGACTAAGGCTAAGAAACGTGGCTACATAGAAAGAACAGAAACCCAAATTGTAACAGAACAACCACTATTCGGAAAAGATGAATGACCGAATTAGAAGATACCCCGGCTAAAGAAATACCAGCTTTTGTTTATACAACAGCAATTCATAAACTGCGTAAACTACGCAAACGAGGAAAGGTAGTACCTGGAGGAACATCGGCCGGAAAAACTTTCGGCATCATCCCAATACTCATAGATCAGGCAGCCCGGACAGAAGGATTAGAAATATCAATAGTTTCCGAATCCCTCCCACACTTGCGTAAAGGCGCAATGAAGGACTTTCTGAAAATAATGAAAGCCACCAATCGATACATTGATAAGAATTGGCACCGCACAACTTTTACATACACCTTTAGCAACGGTTCTTACATTGAGTTCTTTAGCGCGGATCAGGAAGATAAGGTACGAGGACCTCGACGTAATGTATTGTATATTAATGAGTGTAATAACATATCATTCGAAACATATCATCAGCTTGCGATACGTACCTCTCTATCTATTTGGCTGGATTTTAACCCATCGAATGAGTTCTGGGTTTATAGCGAACTAAAAGATGATCCTGATATAGAATGGCTTACCCTTACTTACAAAGACAACGAAGGATTGCCGGAATCAATCGTTCGGGAGATTGAGAAAGCAAAATCTAAAGCATTCCACAACCCTGACTTAGAGGATCCGTTCATAGAATCAAATATAAAGTCGAGCTATTGGGCGAATTGGTGGAAGGTTTATGGGTTGGGATTAGTTGGGTCATTAGAAGGGGTTATATTCTCTAATTGGCAGCATATTGATAATATACCAGATGATGCTAAATTAGTCGGTAGCGGTCTGGATTTCGGGTACACTAATGATCCTACTGCATTGATAGACGTTTACGAATGGAACGGGAAACGTATCTTAGATGAGCGGTTATATCGCAATGGTATGGTTAACAGTGATATTGCCCCATACTGTAATAAGGGAATAATTACCTATGCAGATAGTTCCGAACCGAAGAGTATTGAAGAAATACGAAGATTAGGCGCGATGATTAAAGGGGTGCGTAAAGGAGCGGATAGTATTGATTTTGGTATTCAGATTATGCAAGGACAGTTTTACTATATCACTTCCAGAAGCACAAACACGATAAAGGAATTTCGCTCTTATTGTTGGGACACCGATAAAAACGGGAATAAGATTAACAAGCCGATAGACGATTTTAACCACGCTATTGATGCGATACGTTACCATGAAATGGAATCACTAGGGCACAAACGCAACTTCTTTGTAATATAATTTTTATATTTAACAAATTTATTTGAGGATGGGATTACGTGAGTGGGGGATAAAGGCTCTGGGCGGCATGGTGCCAACGCAACAAGCCATAGAACAGCAACAAGGGCTGGGCGAAACACAGGGATTGGGAATGCCCGGCCCTCAATGGCAATTTATAAATGGGCTTTGGGTCAGAGATGCGGTAGACAGTGGATTATATATCGAATCGGGGTATAAAGCCAACGCTTATATGTTCGCAATCGTGAATAACGTTGTAGACAAAGCCTCGGATGCACCAGGAGGTGTTTACCGGGTAACCGATGAAGTAAAGGCAAAAGCATATAGCATTCTCATTAAAGGCGCACAGAATGAAGGGTCTCTTCATAAAAGCATTATATTAAAATCTCAGGCATTCGAGCAAGTTCAAAACCATCCCTTTGAATTGCTGATGAAAAAACCTAATCCATTACAGACTGAAAAGGAATTTAAACGGGCGTTCTTAGGATATGAGCGAATTACGGGTAATGGATTTGCCTATGTGGCTACAGCTGGATTCGGCTTAGAAGCAGAAAAGCCATTACAACTTTGGACGCTACCATCCCCTACAGTTCAGATCATTGGAGGAACCAGGCAGGAACCTGTAAAAGGATATATAGTTTCGTATTTCTATGCCGATATGATCCCTGCTAATAAGATGATCCACATGAAAACATTTAATCCTGTTTATTCACTAAACGGGATGCAATGGCTTTATGGTATGTCACCAATGGAGGCTGGACGATCAGCATTAGGACAATTCGATGCCTCCGAGACAGCGCAGGGAACATTGCTAAAGAATATGGGCCCTGGCGGTATCATTTCGGGGGCGACTGGTTCCGGGGTGGTGGATATTACCGAACCACAGGCCATTGCTATTCAAGATAAGTTTATCCAACGACACACAGGTATTTTAAACGGTGGTGGCTTAGTAGTTACTCCGGCCCAGCTTACCTACACGCAAATAGGTATGTCCGCGGTTGATTTGAACATCATTGCGGCTAAAGGCAATCTATTGCAAGAAATTTGTGCGGTGTATAACTACCCAATGGAGAAGATCACCGGATCCTCAAATGTAGCCTCTCAGGGTGTAGCAGATAAGCAAGTAATAACGTCGTGCGTATTGCCATTACTTCGTTCGTTCGATGATTGTATGACTAAGTTTATACGTCAGGCATATAAAGACGACAACTTGGTTTATATGTCCGATACGCAATATTATCCGGAGTTACAACAGGACAGAAAGGATATTGCACAATGGGCGGGGGCTTCATGGTGGTTATCTATCAATGAAAAGCGCAAGGCAATGGATTACGAAGCCATCGACAACGGGGAAGAGATATTGGTTCCTTCGGGTTTGTCTAAGTTAGAGGATGTTATTGCCCCTCCAGGTGAATTAGATATGGGCGTGCTTAACGATCAAGGTTTAAACGATTATGAGCAGCCGAAGTGATAGGCAAGTCCACCGCCTATTCCTTTTACGTCAGAAAGTGTATGAAGGGAAGTATATCCCCATGTTTTTGGCAATACTGGCCCGGCAATACAGGGAAGCAGCTAAATTATATCCTGCCCCCTATATAGTAAACCCTAACGATTACAGATCTGCAATAGTTAACGTATATTCCACGTGCATACCAAATGAGGCTGAAATAGCCTGGAATTATTATGTAGTTCCATTAACCGCTGATCAGAAAGATTTCTTTGATGATTTAGCCTCATTATTGGACTTCGATATTCCATCCGGTGAACATATTCGTTTATGGCGTTCTATTTCCTCACAATGGATTGAGGTTAATATCCTGTCAAAGATTCAAGGGATAGCACAAACCACGCAGCGTGCAATTGCTAAAATTATTCAACAGGCAATATCGGATGGGCTAGGTGAAAGAGAGATAGGCAAGGCAATACAAGCGCAATCTAATGGTGAAGTAAATCAATATAGATCAGTTCTCATAGCCCGTACCGAGACTATTATGGCTCTCAACAAGGGTAGAAGGCTTGCAATGTATAGCTCTAACCTTGAATGGAATAAGAAATGGCTAGATACACCCGATGAACGTACCAGAACATCACATAGAATTGTATCAGAAGAAGGCTATAGGCCATTGGACGATATTTACAATGTTCCAATTATTCCGGGTGGTGGAACAGAACCCGCAGAGTGTCCAGGCGATCCCAGATTAAGCGCAGGTAACATTTGTAACTGTAGATGTTGTGAAACCTTTGAGGTACAACGTGACGCAGCCGGTCGCCCTAAACGCAAAACAGGCACTCCTTTACGAATAGATTCTTTGGTGGCGAAGATTTAATTTGAAATTGTAAAACTTTGTGCTACTTTTGTGTATGGGAAAGAAACTAGAATCTGCTTTAACTCTATTACATCAAGTAAAGAAACTAGAGTCATTGATAATTGAAAGGATAAAATTAGGAGATAATAGTATTAAGTTTGAATGGACTTCTGATGGTGAAAAGTGTATAGCATCCAATTCTTACTTAAATGCCTTCGGTCCAGACGGCTCACAAACATTTACTTTTAAATTCGGTCCTGATTATGGCAAAAGTTAAATTAAACATTTCAATGGACGAAAATGTACTAAACGATGTGGATCGTGTTACAGAATCAGAAGATCGTCCGTCACGCTCAAATACTATTGAGTCACTAGTTAAGCGTGGTATGAAGAAAGACGATGTTGTGGTTAATTCCGAACCTATGATATCATATCAACAGAGGATTGCTGATGAGTTGACTAAAAAGAAGAAAAATGGATAATTTAAGATCAAGGAAAGGTATAATTACAATTCACGATGATTATCTAAAAAATATAGATGATTGTCAAGATATATTGTTTTTGATATTTTCCCAATTCATTCCACTAAGAATAGACAGGGATTGGAATGGGGTTGTTTACCATGGCTATAGTATTCAGTTTGATGAAATATCGGACACATAGCCTATACCACACTATACTACTAACGTAATCGAAACAACAAACAAAGTATCAGATAAATCTTATTTAATAAATTTTGATCGTGTATGACCCTCGACCTCATCATCATATCAGACGCTAAGACACCGGAATTAAAGGCTATTACGCAGAGAGGGATAGCAACAGCGCATGTAAACGAAACGCATATCGCAATTAATCCTATTGTTATAGAATGCAATAGAGATGTTCAATATGATGCAGCTAGGACTTATTATCAAGAAGGTTCGTTTAATTATAATCGTTACTTGAATTATGGCGCATCTTTAGGAACTTCTGAATATATAGCGTTTTGTAATAATGATTTGCACTATGGTTCTGATTGGGCTGCAAGGTTAGTCCATGCTTTGGAAATGAATGAGATAGATTCTGTTTCCCCTTATTCATGGATCAGCCAACAAACCCACCGCTCACCATACAAAGAAGATACAGGCGTTCATTTAGGGCTTACTGTCAAGCATGAGTTTGAAGGATGGTGCTTTGTATGGAGGCGTAAGTTATGGGAAGAGATCAAGTTAGATGAGCGTGTATCTTTTTGGTGTAGTGACGATGCAACAGTAGAACAATTAAAAGCTATAGGGAAGTCCCATGCTTTGGTCACTCACTCTAAGGTTTTGCACTACGATAATGGCGGTCACACACTAAGAACAATGCCTAACCGAAAAGAACTAACCACAGAACAGGCCAAAATATTCAACCGTCTTTACGACAAAAATATAGAAAATGCTGGACGCTAAAGTAACTGTTATTATCCCTGTTTACGGGGATTTACATTTTTGGTTGCCCATGATTGCAAGAGCGCAAGAATCGGTATTAAAACAAACTTATCCTTGCAAATTAATTATTAGTGTATCGGACAATTTAAGGAATGCGCGTAATCAATATGCTTTAGAGGATGAATCTGATTATTTAGTATTTTTAGATGCAGACGATGAGTTGAAGCCAGACTACATAATGAATATGTTGTTATCAGAAGGAGATATCCGCGTCCCCTCTGTTCATAAATATTCAGATCATCCTTATCCTCATAATTTAAGACCAGATACCGATCAATCATGGTACAGGCCCAAAGACCTTATAACGGGTAATTATATCGTGGTAGGGGCAATGATCCGAACAGAGTTATTCCGTTCGTTAGGTGGATTTCACGATTACGAATCCTTAGAGGACTGGGACTTATGGTTGCGTGCAGAGGAAGCGGGTGCAATATTCACGCAATGTCCTGGAGCAGTCTATAAAGTTCATAAGCGGGTAGGATCCCGCAATTCAAATAAATCATTCACTGAAATACTAAATAATGCAAAGCAACGTAGAGGAATCTAAAGTATCACTATTCATAGTAACTGATGGCCGTTACGACTATCTGGCAATCACCATGAACAATTTTCGTATGGCTTGTTCATTTGAGTTTTCGCAAAAGTTTATTGTTAATGATTGTGTAGATCCGGTCTTTAAGGATCAGTTACAGAAGATTGCCGACTACTTTGGGTTTACTGTCATTCAACATGATCAAAAGAAAGGGTTTGCGGGTGCTTATAATACTGCGTTTGCCAACATCGACAAAGAATCAGAGCACTGCTTTATCTTGGAGGATGATTTTACATTCAATGAGAGGGTAGATATTAAACTGATGCGTGGCATTATGAAGCACAATCCTCATTTATGCCAGGTTGCGTTAAAGCGTCAGGCATGGCATGATGATGAAAAGAAAGCAGGTGGCATTTGTGAGCAATGGCCCGAATTATACGAAGATCACGAAAATGAGTTCGGTATTAAGTGGACGGAGCATAGGCAATTCTTTACTACTAATCCATCGTTGGTCCCAAATTGGGTATTTACTCAGGAATGGCCGATATGCGGTCAGTCTGAGAAAGTGTTTAGCAATCGGTTGTTTGAGGATCCTTTGGTTAAATCCGCGTATTTAGGTGGCAAGTTTGACCCTCCGAAAGTAAATCACATTGGGGAAACTAGAAACGGGAAGGGGTATTAGTTATGGTAGAAACAGAAACTTTATTAGAACAAGCTAAAAAAATAGATTCTGGTAGACATATTAATTTTAGTGAAGAGGAGATGGAATTGTTTATTGGGTGGGCGAAAGGAGAGATATCTACGATACAAGCCTCAAAGGCAATTGGTTTGAAAAAAGCAGACGGAACATTTTATTATAGAGCCGGACTAGCTTTTAAGCAATATATTAAAGAAATAACATGATCGGCAAAACAGGAATTTGGAGCGAAGATGAGGCGTGGACTCATGCATTCAGTTATTACACGGCTAAGTATATTGGGGATTACTTCCCGGATAACGAGAGGGTAATAGATTTGGGTTGTGGGAAAGGCACTTATCTTAAATATCTTCAAGATAGGGGATTTAAACACTTAACAGGCATTGAGGGCAGTATTTTAGAAAACGCAGACTTTCATGGAATACACAATCTGGATTTAACAGAGAGTCTAAAAGCATTCCATCGAGGAAATGTTATTTCAATAGAAGTATTCGAACACATACCTAAAGAATTAGAATCTTCTTTTGTAGACAATATTTGCGAACTATGTACCGGAAAACTAGTCCTATCCGTTGCAGTCAAAGGTCAACCGGGATTAGGGCACGTAAACTGCCAGGATAATGACTATGTGATTACATTATTCGAGAGCAAAGGATTCAAGTACATGGCAGAACGCACAAAAGAAATACGCTCTAAAGTTGAGCCTCATGTTGATTATTTGCGGAATACTTTAATGGTTTTTGAGAGATGATTCATGTAAAACCGTGTCCCGTATGTGGAAGAAAAAAAGATTGTGATATGAATCCAACCTGTAAATGTATAATAAAAACCAAAGCACTCCCTCCTCCTCCAGCCACACCTAAAAAACATAAACGATGAGCAAACAGGTTTGGGGCATAACCATGACAAAGAACAGCCAGGATATAATCTATCATACGCTGATTCACATGGCAGAGGAAGGGCTAGACGGTATTATAGTAGCCGATAATATGTCCACTGATAAGACTAGACTTGAAATTAACAAGGCTATTAATGTATTAACCGATTCTCCATGTAAGATAGTTGTTATTGACGATGAAGAAATAGGTTACTACCAATCTCGTAAAATGACTGACCTTGCACGTATGGCGCACGATTACGGAGCTGAGTGGATTATACCATTTGACGATGATGAGATATTTGTAGCTCATAACGGCACTATAGCCAATTACCTAAAATCATTACAGGGGCATATAAATGTAGTCACTGCTCAACTATGGAACCACTTTGGAACTTCCTTAGATGAACAAGGGCCGATACCTTTCCAAAACATGGCGTGGAAACATAAGGATGTTGGTGCGTTGCATAAGGTAGCGTTTAGGTGGCATAAGGATGCGGTAATAGGACAAGGCAATCATTCGGTACAGATACCGGGTCCGTTTAGTACTGGGGGATTAGAAATACGCCATTTCCCTTACAGGTCATGGGAACAGTTTAAAAGAAAAGCTTTAAACGGATTAAAAGCATACGAGGCAACAAATCTACCTGCTAGCGACGGCGCGCATTGGAGGCAATACGGAAAGCAAATTGAACAGTTCGGGGATGAAGTTGTACGCAAAGAAGTATTCGAGAAGTATTTTTGGTTCTTTAGTCCGGTGGATAATGGGATGGTTTACGATCCTGCACCGTTTAGGAGGTGGAATAAATGAGAAATATACAGAAAAAACACACTATAAATGATAGTTGTTATGCTATTGTGGAGATGAGGGATAATTATATTTATTTGTGGATAGAGGAAATTCGTACATGCTTTTTCGGATTGATTAAGTATGGGGATAGGGTTTCCTGTGTTAAGCACTTTTCTTTATGGGATATTCCTGAAAAAGAAAACGGGAGGCCATGTTCAACATTAACAGAAACAAGAGTATACGGAAGATTTATGAGTATTCCCAATAATAAACGAAATATTGATACTTTTGATATAGAACTTGAAATATCTATATTTTATAAGGAATATATAGAATCACAAAAAAGGAGATTTGAATTCAATAAAAAGCTGATTAATGTATCAACTCGTATATGACAATCCACTACCTCACCCCCTACGCCACAGACAAAAACTACGGCCGCGAACTTAACGAAAGAATATCGGAGTTATCAGACGGTTGGGTTTGTTTAACCGATGGGGATTTCTGTTTTCTAACTCCAGACTATGGCAAACAAATAGCAGAGGTTTGCGCCACAACCGATTTCGATCTGATCGGATGCGTTACTAATCGCCTGGGCAGACCAATACAAAGGCACACTGAAGATATATGTAAAGAGTGGGATATGCGTGTGCATTATCAGAGAGCATTAGACCGTAAACGAGATAATTGGGGTGTTGTTGAAGATATCACACGTTATCGTTTTGTAGCTGGCATGTTTATGCTATTCCGTAAATCCTTATGGGAAAAGGTAAAGTTTAAAGAAAACTGCATAACATGGGACGATCAGTTTAGCGAGGATGTTACGGCAATAAGGGGTAAGTTAGGTTTAATGACCGGTCTTTACGGATGGCACCAATACCGCATGTGGGCAGATTACCCGATGTTTGCAAATCAGCATTTGGTTAACAAATGAGCGAAAACATAAAATATTGTCCTGAGTGCGGAAAGAAATCGTATATCTACCATGCGTTATGCACTAGGATTAAAGAATGTATATTCTACTATAAACAATGGTCTGTTCATATTTGGGAATGTTTGGAATGCAAACATAAGTCTGATGAGGTAATAAAGCGAATTATTTAATTTATTTGCATATCCGAATTTTATATTATATTTGTTTTCGAAAGAGAGTAGGGATTGATTAGTGCGGGGGAGTGAAAGAGAATAGAAGCCGCCTATTAACTTAGACGGCTTTTTTATTTATAGGGATTTTGTGAGATGGGATTAATCTTTAAGGACATTGCAAATAGCATATCAGATATTGACTTGAAAAGAAGCACTATCAAGGGGTACGCATCTGTATTTGGCAATGAGGATTCAGACAGAGACATTATTGTAAAAGGATCCTACGCCAAAACAATCAAAGATTGGGGGCCAGAGGGAAAAGCCAGAGTAAAACATTGCTGGCAACATGACATCACAGACCCATTCCTAAAAAACACAGAACTTTTCGAGGATAACTACGGGTTAGCCTTTGTTTCAAAGGCCCCGGCAGAACTGAAAGATGTTCAATTCGTTCAAGATCGAATCAAATTAATGCAGGCTGGTATTGTAGATGAAATATCAGTCGGGATTATCCCAATCAGGGCCGATCGCAAAGACGGTATCCGCTTTATCACAGAAAACAAACTATTCGAATATTCAAGTGTAACCCTTGCATCAAATGAACTTGCCCGTATAACTTCGGTTAAGGGTACAGCCATCGCAGGCGATTTACTTGAAAAACTAGCCACTAAATCACAGAAGATAGTTTCATTGCTTAAAAATGGCGATGTAACAGACGAGTGCTTTATGATGGTTGAGTTCTACCACGAACAATTATTGAAACACATATCTGATTTGCTGGTTGCGCCGTCAATAGACACCCAACTAACTGCGCCGGATTCTTCCACCCAGGACGAGAGCAAAGGATTATCCGTAAACGTATTTAAAACCTTAAAATTAGCATGAGCAAATTAAAAATCCTTTCGACCGATACGGACGAAGAAAAAAACATGAAGACCGCGCTTATTACAGCGCGCGATGAAGCGATTGAGAAAGCTACAGAGCTTATCAAATCAGCCGTAGACCCATCAAGTGCAGAGTTTAAATCTGCTATTGAAGGTGTTCTAAAATCAGCATTTGGAAATCTTACTATCAAATTGGGTGATACCGAAATGGTAGTTCAAAAAGGTTTTGAAGCCCTTCAGGAAGAATTTAACCAGTTGGCATTAAAAATGCAGGACGGTGAGTCTACCGGCAAAAAAGTATCTTTCGCTAAATCAATGGGTAAAGCTATTGACACCGCAAAAGATAAATTGGCCGTGTTTACTAAAGGACAAAGTAAAGACACGGTTTCGATCGAGTTGAAAGATATGTCTTTCGATGATTTCTCAGGAACATCATACGATACTTATACCACCGATCACCGACAGGACGTGTTCGTTCAGCCTTACGCGCCAATATGGCTAAGAAACCTGTTCCCTTCTGCAACAACAGAAAAGGGAGCCATTTTCTACCTACGCGCTAACGGAACAACCGGAGCCGCTGCTATTTGGGATGGTCGAGCTAATCCTCTTGAAAATAAACCGGAAGTTGACTTCCTTTTCGAGTCTGTTACTGAAACAGTAGAATGGATTGCAGCTATTACCCGTATTCCGCGTGAAATGCTGGATGATGCAGCATTCCTGCGTACATTCATCCCTAACCGGTTGATGTATGGTCCTACCGGCATTATGACCGCTGAAAACAACTATATATATGCGAAATTGATCGACGCTAACAACAGCGTTGCTTACAATGGAACGCGTACGTTGGCGGTAGAGAAAATCTATGATGCCGCTTTAGGTCAATTGAGAGACAACTACTATAACCCTTCATACATTGTGATGAACAACAGGGATATGGTTAATCTTATTGCCCTAAACAAAGCGGTTGGATCAGGCGAGTATGATCTTCCTCCAGGAATGATCGTTGTAATCAATGGAAGCCAATTGTATATCGGTGGATTGCCTGTAATTGGTATGCCACAGTTCACACCTGGCACTTTCGTTGTATTCGATTCACGCGCTATCCAGTTCGTTAGCCGTCTATCTCCGGAAGTTCGTGCATTCGAACAAGACAGAGACAACGTGCCTAAGAACTTAATTACGTTCCGTGCTGAGGAAAGAGTTGCATTGCTTATCTTCGATAAGAATGCGGTAGTACGTGGAACAATTTCATCTTAAGGATTAGGTTGATTTAAATAATGCGAAAGGGCTGGTTTTTATAGCCAGCCTTTTTTAATATAAAGACAATGGATATTAACATCGCTCAGAACGAAGATTACTTTTTATGTTGGGACTGGTTCCGGTTGGGGCAACCAACGGTAGCGGTGGAATCGGTATCTTATACTGTTATTCAGGATCTTGCGGTTGAGCCTATTGATGTTCCATTCCTAAAGAAACAGGCACGTATTGACTTCAATACAGACGATCAGTTACTAACCTCTTATATTAAAGCCGCACGCCAATACTTAGAAGGATGGTCGCAATTGTCTTTCGGTGAAAAGAAAATCCGTTTTATGGCGTTAAAGTTGCCTAATAAATGGGATTTAGTTAACGGCCCTTATGTCAGCATTGATACCATTGGGACTACGTTTCGGTTATTCGGACAAACACTCATTAAAGGGAATGAAGGGTATTATTGGAGAGGTAGGGACTCGGTTTATGAAGTTGATTTGGAGTTGACTACCGGATGGCCTAACGATGAATTGCCGGAAGCAATTAAGATTGCTATTGCAAAACAAGCCGCTTGGTTATACATATCCCGCGAAAGTTTGGTAACATCCGATGAGGGAGCGATTCAGCATCATACAATATTGGACGATGAGGCAAAAATGTTCCTTTCTGCGTACCGAAATATAACTT